CGCTAAGTTATCACTGTTGAACCCACTAAAAATTTCGCCGATACTATCAATGCTAAGTTCGCCTTCATATTGCAATTCTATTGCTTTATAAAGTTCTTCGAAATTAATATTTATTTTTCGCGCAGCTTCGCGCAGCGAGTCACCGTTGCCACTGTTTGCTGCCGTTCCTGTGTTTAGAATTTTTCTGCTCATTTTTGAGGTTCCAAATTTAATTTTTTTATTTATAGATACTCTTCAGCATCAATTGTTTCCGATGTGCTTGATAGTACCACCTTTCCACTATCCATTCTTGAGTATACTGGCGATACAAGGTTTTCTATTGTTCCGTATTGTTCGATAAGATCTTCAATTGTTAGGTCTTGATAGCGACTCAATGTTTCGAGAGAACTTACTACAACGCCTAGATCAGAAATTCCAATCTCTTGATCACCCAAGAACACTCGATTCACTTGAGTTCCACCGAAATAAATTCCTGCAAGTCCAGACTGTGATAAGTCGACAGGTGAATTTTCATACATCACCAACAAGTTATACTTAGGTTCAATGTTCAAATCTATCGAACTGGTATGTACGGAAACCGGATAATTAGGCGTCTCTAGTGGATCAATTGACTCGCCCGAAACAATTCCCATGTCACTTATTGATTGTGTCTCTACATCGGCAGCTAAATAAAATCCAGCCGGATGCACAAACTTTTTATAAAGATCCTTATAATCAGACATCGATAGCCCTGTTTTTAAAAGAACAGAGAACACTTGATATCGACGATCGTCTGTGATATACTTCATACATTGTGGTCCAATTTTGGACTCACCCACAATAAAGATATCTTTTTTAGGATAGGTGATCTCTACAGACTCACCGTAAATTCCTTTAAAAAATTGTTCTGCAGATAACTGTGTGCCTTTTGATCGAAATAGCTGCGCGACTAATTTCGTCATTAGTCGCGGATCGGCTTCTTCTGCAAATGATTTTATTTCAATACCATCGCCGATTTCTGCTAATATATCATCTAGAGATTCTAGGTCGGTGTCTGTGACATCTCGAATCCCCAGCAAAGATTGAACTTTCTGGTGAATAGAAGATGACCCTTTATAATACTGATCTAGAAACTCAATAAGATTGGGATAGTCTTCCTGAAAAAACTCCGGAAGAACCTCTCTTACTTGATGAGTGTGAAACTTAGCATCGGTGCGCATAACCTACCTCAGTCAATATAACCACGAACAAAAACATCATTTTCGTCAACCGTGATTATATAATTTCTCTTAGGTCTTAATGTACTAGGGTTTGATGGCGTTGCACTTATCTTCAGAGAATCTCCAACATACCCATCACGCAATATGGTCAGTGATTGTAAATAAACTTTACCTGATCCCGGCTCATAATATCCCACATTTTTCAACTTAACATCATTATTGAAGTCAACCAATTGTAGTTGAGTATCTCCTAGCTTGTTCTTTATTATTACATTTTCACCATTGAATTTTATTACAGACGATGTTATAATAAAGTCATCTTTGTCTGGGTTGGCCAGTGCGAAAGGAAACTGCAGAGTAAAGTCTTGAGTTGTAGAAGATAGTGGTAGTCTATCATCATCTTCTGGAAGAAGAGATTCCAATCGTAAAAACTCTTCGTCTAAGTTAATTCTTTGTTGTACTTTAATATCGACACGAGAGTTGATGATTGCATTACTAGAATCATCGATCTCAGCCACCAGATGCGAACGTCGGAATGTTTTTCCAAAGGTATCTAAGTTAGTACCCACAAACGTTTTTATGAGATTTTTTACAGATACTTGCATAGACTCTACAGTCTCTGCCGCTTGTAAAGAATCGATATTAAAAAACGCATTTATTTCTAGGTATGTTTCTTGGGGTTCGACAAACTCAGTATCAATAGACATAATAGATCTATCATTCGTCAACCTATCGCGAATCATAGTTTTAACTTCTTCTTGTGTAGACTCTCCGAACCCATCAAAAAAGTTTAGACTAACAAACACACAACCGAATTTAGGTGGTGCGTTATCGTTACCTCCCCATGCAATAACATCTCGAACATATTGTCCGAAGTTACTTTTGATCAATGCACTGTAGTCGGCTGCCGTGACAAGACGTTGTTGTGTTGCAAACGCTCTAGGCGCATTTATTTTTATTTCTTGAATGCTTTCTTTATTTGAACCACCCGCCGCAGGTGAAATGGTGGTTACTGTTGTTTCAAGTGCATTAAATGCATTTAAGTTAAATCTTGCTGCACCATTAGCGTCTGAATTTGCAGTTGAGATGTAATCAACCTGTATAACATTACCCGATTGAGGTCTCTTACCTAACATGTTGCCGTCACCAAAGTATATTTCGTAATATCCATTTGGCGTTTCGTGTATCATGTAGACGCGTGAATCATCGGTTATTGTTGCTACGTCAAAAATATTTTTATATACAGTAAACACATCTGCCGTTGGATTTTCATATACCTTTACAACCATAGTTGATGTGTCTATGTTTTCATCGGGTATGACGAAAACAGTATCAATACTATTATCAGCAAAGAATGTTTTTGTACGTTCTCTGCCTTCGTATATCTTTACGTTAGAAAAAACAAACGCGTTGTCTTCGTTTTTTGTGGCAACATATTCGTCTCTATTATAAAAGACATATCCCACATCGTCAATCGCTGTTAAAAATTCTGTTCTCGATGTAAGTATTTCTTGTTGAGATGTTCCGTTGGGATCTAATATAGTAACATCAACTATTGCCATAGGTGCAGTTTTAGACTTAGGAAAATATCCCAGCGTTTCTGCATGACCGACTACAGATGATCGCAATTGAGATGTAGACAGAAACGATTCGTTGATAGCCATATTAGCAGTCAACGCGTTTAAGTGAGAGTTATAAGCAAGAACATCTAGGATACTAGAAAGACCACTTGCCTCAAAATCGTAGTCTTTAAACTCCGATGTGTTTTTAAAATAAGTCTTTAATTTGTTCTTAATGTTGATGAAGTCTAGATCACTTGTATTGACTGTCATTTATCTCGCCCTTGATATCGATAATTCCATTGTAACGACTTGTTGTGTTTTCACTACTTGAAAAACTATCGTGATTGCAACTGAATTATATTCTTCTTGAATATTTGCCGTAACACGTTTCAAAGCAGCACGAGGTTCAAACATTTTTATTTGAGACTTTATGTTATCCTCAATGTCTTCTTCTTCAATATCTGTATCCAACGAAAACAACAAAGACTCTAAACCACCACCATAGACGGGTTTAAAAGGAACCGAACCACTATTAGCCAACAGCAGGTTTTTGATTGACTGTTGAACCGCGTGAGATTCTTTCTTTTTAAAAACATCATTCGTGTGCGGATTTCTTTCAAACGAACAATCTATATCTAAGTTCGTGCGCTTTACCGATGTGGTAATAGGCGCTTTACCTAGATTTCCGTCTTCAATTGAGAATTGTTGTTTGCTCATGTCGTGAAACTCTTTTCTTTGTATTTATATGATACGCGCGACGAATTCGTCAAATTCTTCTTCTGTCATATTTTCGATGTCTGGTGCAACGATGTCGTCTAGGTTCGGCAACTCTGGCGGACCTCTATGTTTTAGCTCATTAACACCAACCGGAAGATCAACCATGTCTCCGATATCCGGTAGAGCAAGCGTAAACGAAAGCGGCATCCCTATTAGTTGACAGACATCACAAAATGTCAGATCAAGGAAGTCGAGTAGTTTTCCTAGGCCTATCGCATCTAAGAACTTCTTGATCTTGCGCAACCAAATATTGAACAGTTCCTTCATAGAGATTGTCTTCCAGTCTCTCGCTGCGGTAACCATCTGGTGTATCTTATCTTCGAGACACTGCACCTTTCCTTTGATCTCTCCCCCCATCATATCGTTAATACTAATATTGAAAGGTGACGGCAAAGGTATTGACAACTCCCCTATCTCTGTGATAATATCATTCTGTATTGAGTCGAGTTGATCTTCGAGTTCTTTTTTCGCATCAAAGTTCTTGACATTTGACTCCAACTGTTTTATATCATCTCGTATGCGTTTGATCTCTTTGTCTTTCTTTTCGATGACGGTGTCAATACCTGAACGTACCCATTCAGCCACATCAAAAGAAAGAGGAACAGGTAAGTCGGGCAGGCCCAGTAAGTCCCATATTACCTTGAACTTACCGATCAGTGTATCGAATAGTTTGAACAGAGAGTTAGTGACCCACTCCATGATCTCGTTTTTAATATAAGACCACGTGAGTTTTGCCTTCCACTCCGCACACTCCACACCAAACTCACCGTCAAAGTAACGATACTGTTCAGGTACCATCATATAGAGAGTGTCTAAGACCTTTGCCTTTTCGTCGTTCAACATACCTAATGCAGAATCATATGCGTCCTGTTCGAGTTTACCTGATTCTAAATCTGCTTGCAATGTTTCTAATTTGGTGGTATACTCTTCAGTGATTCCAGCAATCTGTGCCTTGAGTTCTTCTTGATATGCCCCGTCACTTATTTTCAATACATCGATAGAGAGTCCTAGTACAGGGACATTGAACTCAACCGGAATAATCTTACTGATCATCTCCATCATTTTTGTGGGGATAAAGATGTGAAAATCTTGCGTGAGTTCCGTAAAGGCGTCTTCCGCTTCTTTCTCTCGTTGTCTGATATTACCCTTCTGCCAGTACGGTTCAAAGAATGTCGCGATACCGTCAATCGTATCCTCGACTTCTTTGATTTTATCTTCAATCTCTGATACAATACCTAATGGGTCCGGAGAGTTTTTAAGTTCGTCTATCTTCGCTTGGAGTTCAGCGCGTTCTTCTCCAGACTTCTCCTTCATCTCTTCTTCTAAGTTACGGATACGATCTAGAATCTCTTTATTGTCTTTAACCGTTTGTTGTTTCAGTTCATCTACCTTCGCCTGTATATCACTGGGAATCGCAGTGATCTGATTGAACATATTAGTGATTTCCGCCTTAGTAGGCAATGCTCCAGACGGACACGGAAGTTCTATGGTGATGGATGTCATCCCAGTACTACCTTATTCCCTGCACGTACTGTGACGGCGTCTGTACCTGTTACTGAAACATTCTTCGCGCTAATCGTTGCGTCCCCAGTGACGGTTATATTGCAGTTTCCTTCGATGGTCACATTCGCATCCTTATCACCGATGATCTTTACATCACCCTTAACGCGTATATACTGGTCTTTCTGAACCTCTGTGCGCATACTCCCGTCATGTTCCATTTCGGTATATGTGCCTGATGCATGTTGCTCTCGTATACGAGTGTTTCCTTCGGTATCGTCGTACTCTTTATAATGACCGGACTCTGTTTCATACACTTTGTTGTATGGGTAATTTTCTTCCGCCTTTTTATTGTCGTCGCCTTCCGTAGGAATCGAACCGACAATCAACGGTAGTTGCGAGCTCTGGCCGTCTAGAAAGATACCGAAGACCTGAGTACCCACTAACAACCCTGTAACCTGTCCCAGTTTTTCGTTCACTGCGTGTGTCACTGGCACAACAATCTGCGCCCAAGGTAGATCCTTTTCATCGATCTCATCGTACACGCCAAAGATACGCACACGCGCACGACCTATCTTCAATGGGTCGTCCTTGATATTAACAACTTCGCCAAGGAACCATCGAGTCTGGTCGCCGTAGTAATCAATAAAACTTTTAGGTATCATATCACTGTTTCAAAATAAAATAAAGAGTGTTTGGGTCTAAAGAATCAATTGATTTATACTCTTCCATAGATCCGGCCCAAAGTTGTATAGAATCGTCTGGGCTGTTTTGATTTTTTATGCCCGAGCTTGCTTCAGATATTTTTGAAAGAAGTGTAACTTCTTGATCAACGGAACGACTAATCTCTGAGTCAAGTTGTGTTTGTAAGTCGACAACAGCAGATTGATTATCATCGACCTGAGACTGAATATTATCCACATCTGTACGCAAACCGGATTCGATACTTTCGGCACGAGTCTTCTCTGTTGCAATGGCAGCTGCGTTAGAATCTTCAGCAGAGGTTGCGCGAGAAATCTCCGTATTCAGTTGTGATTGCAAGGTCGCGACATCGTTTGATTGTTGAGTTTGCAGAGATGTGATATCAGATTCTACAGTTGTTAGTCGAGTAGAGTTGTCAACAATAATCTGTTGTAAATCGCCATCAGCGCTTTCGAAGGCTTCAACAACTTCTTGAATTGTGTCCAATGTTTCTGGTGAGGCACCTGTAATCGCATCGACGCGACTAGATACGCCATCAACATCTGTACGTAGACTCGACTCAACACCAGTAGCACGAACAACTTCCGCATCCAACTGATCTTGTAAATTAGACACATCGTCTGATTGTAGAGTTTGTAAAGCGTTAATGTCAGATTCGTTTGCGACAACTTGAGATTGTACGTCATCGATCGCTGTTTGTAAAACGGACTCGGCCTCACCAGCGCGTGTGATCTCTGCACTCAACTGCGACTGTAAGTCACCAACATCTGTACCTACTGAGTTTTGTAGAGATACAATATCTAAATCATTGGCGGTGACTTGAGACTGCAGAGAATCTACATCTGTACGTAACCCAGACTCGATATTAGTTGCACGTGCAACCTCCGCATCGATATTAGACTGTAGAGTCGTATCCGCAGATTCACGGTTGGTTGTTTCGGCCGCAACGATTTGATCCGCATAAGATTTGGCGGCCGCCTCGGCAGCATCTGCCTTAGCGGTTGCATCTGCGGTCGTGTCTGAAAGTACCGATTCAAAATTTGAATTTATTTTGTCAAACGCCGGTATCATAGGCTCAATGACAGTACCGTCAATCTGTACTACATTTAACCCATCATCGGAATCTAATTGTTGGATGTTGTCAGTCATTTTCTTTATCTTCCATACCCTTGATTATCTGTTCCAAAAACATTAACGCTTCTGAGTCTGCATTATCAGTTTTGATAAGGGACATCGAGATAGTATAAGATTCTGGACCAAAAGTGTGTTTACAGTTTGTTATTAAAAACCCGCCTGATTTTTTTAAATCAAAGACCTCATCTGCGGGAGTATTTTCTTCTATCTTAGAATTGTTTCTTAAAAACAAAACTAAAAGTCGTTTACCAATGGATGTATTTACATGACCATCTAAAAAATCAAATCCATTAACTATCATGTCAACTGAGTTTTTGGTGATGACATTGGTCATTGCCATCGAAACAACTCTAGACTTATATCTTGATTTATCAACGGCCTCAGAATAAGAATACAAATTATTATCATAGGCTTTAGTTCCGCCTATCTGAGTCGCAACTTTAGAAAGAATAGAAGCATCATTCCAATCATATTTGAAGACATCAACGATAGGACGCCTTGTTTCTATGCCCGAGTTATTGAATGTTTGAATAATATCCGGTTCAACATCAAGCACAAAAATATTGTGTTTTTCTTCCTTTTTTGTAACGTCAATATAACTGTGTGAAGAACCTAAAAAACCATCGTGTAATAGTTTAAAAATATTATCAGTATCCTTTGCATTATACTCCAAAAGAACCCTTCTTTGAATCTCACTCATGAGATTGTTTTCATTAGAAGAAGATGTGGATTCTGAAAAGGTATAAGGAATATCACGGTTCATCATATCTTGTGTTAACATATCTTCAAGGTTAGCTATTGTTAATCTATCTTCAACAAGAGAAGAATACAAATAATAAGGATAACCTTCAATGCTAGCCAACCTGTTCTTTACCCAGCATATAGCGTCAATGGGATTTAAGTTGGGTACTATTAGCTTCATTTTTGCTATGTCACGACCCCCCAATAACGCTACTTCTTTTTCATTTAAAAACTCCTGACATATTTTAGCAATGATTGTTGAACCTGTACCGGCATACGATCGATTTATATTTTTCGTTTTAGCAATAAATCCTATATCTTCTATTAGGTGAATTACATAAAATTCTTGATCATCCTTTATTTTACGACTCTCTAAAATCTTATCAATATAAAACACCTTTGTCACTTCTCGGCCAAGGCGATGCGTACTTTTAATTTCGATCGTTACCTTTTCGCCGCCCGAAATATTCAATAATGTAAATATGTCATCATAGTCGACCAAAGAGACGACAGCAGTTAAGTAAGGTTTATCAAAATTCTCAAATATATCAAGATCCACTACGGCAGGCGAAGCCTCTAGAGAAATCCCATAAGACTCTATTAAAAAAGATTGTATTGCTACAGCCGTTTTGTGTTCTTCTGTAGTCTCTTTATTCTCTGACATTAAGACCTAACCGCCTTATTAAACACACCAACAACCGCGCTGATTGAGTTTGGTTTTATTATACGAATTTCTCTCAGCGCATCATTTTCTAACTGATAGTATTCTAGTTTAGAAACTTCAACTGCAAGATCATTCCAGCCGGACTTAGTTCTATAATCTACTATTTCTCCGGACATTGTATAGTGATGCGCAGACAAATATTCTTTCTCGACGGATCGCAAGTTTGCGCTCTGTGAAATATCCCCATCGACATCAAGAATGATATCGTCTGCAATAAAATCAAGAATTTGATATTGTATTGTCGGTTCGCCATCTATCATCACCGTTACCGGAGACTCTACAGGTTCAACGGTTACTTGACCCAGACTTGTATCAGTATATACAACACGGCCTCTCGCACCGCTCACTGTGCCGCGAACCACCATATCTTTTAAAAACATACCAATGTTGTCGTGAGTGTTAAGAGTAACATAAGGAAAATCTTCTTTGGCTTTTTCTACAATACGTTTTTTACTTAACGGCCAACCTTTCTCTCTTAAAGAATCGTTCATTATGTATAAGGTCCAATGCAATTGAGGATTCTTATACAGAGTATACGCCACATTGTCCGGACGATCACCATCTTGTATAAAGTAATTTTCATAAAACGCAGAATTTACCTTTACCTGATCAACAACATCAACATATAAAGAAAGGTTTTGCATTAAAGCTTGATCGCCATTGGCGAACCGATAAAACTCTTTTGGAAAATCCTTGAAGTATGACATTAAAAACCATCCTCGATATCTTTCTTGCTGATCGTAACTTCTTCAACAAAGTTCAATGATAAATCAATTTCTACAGGCTGACCGTCTATGTGGAATGCCATTGATGTTGGATTATAGTTAGTACTGATAGAACGAAGATAACAATTTTTTATCCTATTACCTATTCTTTTTCTTTTACCGTCTTCATTTTTAAAATATACAGATATTGCAAACAAATCTGGAAAATGATATCCTGCTGATATTGGTCCTAGATCAACAGATTCTGGATATGCAGACGATCTAAAAGTCTTTATAATCTTTTCTACTGTTTCGGCCTCTTTACTTGATCTGGCCATAAATTTAAAAGTAAAAGAAAATTCTCTTAAGTTAACGCCCTTAAAGGTGCTTCGTAAATTTGGATTAACAGTGACTGCTGTGGCAATTTTAAATGCTTCACTAATCTCTGACGGAACTTTTTTTGATGCTAATCTTTGCGCGGCTATAACTGCAGCCGGACCAGAAAGTTCTCCTGATACTAAATCAAAAATGCTTTGAACGCCGTTTTTCATAGCATCACCTAATGCGCCCAACATTGTACCACCTTTATTCATGCCCTCCAGTGCGCTAGCGCCCATAACACCAAGTTCTGCCGAAGAATAATTAAGACCATCATTTTGTTGAAAAGACACTGGAAGATATAATCTGATAGAACCTTCTCTAGGCTTAAGGGTTCTTTCAGTAAATTCTGTTTTCTTGAAGAGATTTTCCCTTGCTTGTCTATTCTGTTCATCTCTTGCGTTGCGGGATACTTCATACTTTTTCTTCGCATTTTCAACTATGGCGTCACCATTCGCTTCAGCATATATTTCAGGGTTCGATCTTTTCAAGGACTCATATTCTCGAACTGTCGCTTGAGAGGTTTTCATATCATCGGTTGGTAAAAATGAAAATGAACTCTTTGGTAATTCACCCTTTGCCGTAGGACCAATGATGTCTAATATTTTAAAATCTATAAATGCGCCAACATCGTTCTTAACTTTTTCAATAGGATAAGTTAACCTTCCTGTTTTAAAATCAGTTGTATCATCCGTTAGCTTGTACGCACCTTCTAACTCAAGGTCGACGCTACTTGTTATTTCTATTTTTTTTACCATAGTGACATCACTCTTTGGTCTATAAATACGATTAAACTATTTATACATGAAATCCAAATGAAGACTTACAAAGGGCGATACAAGCCGAAGAACCCAGCGAAGTACGTGGGCGACGTGAACAACGTTGTGTATCGTTCTATGTGGGAGCGTCACGTCATGAAGTGGTGTGATGATAGTTCAGACATCGTCCAGTGGATGTCCGAAGAGTTAATCATACCCTATATTTGCGAGACCGACAACAAACCCCACCGATACTATATGGACTTTGTCATTCAGTACAAGTCTGGTCGTGTTGTACTCGTAGAAGTCAAACCCCATAAAGAAACTAAACTTCCCGAACGCAAGCAAGGCAAGTCGCGTCGTACTCTTCTGAACGAAGGAATGACCTACATCAAGAATCAATCCAAGTGGAAGGCCGCATCCGAATACGCAAAGGATCGGGGATATCACTTTGAGATCTGGACAGAGAAAGAACTTACCGCGATGGGTATCATGCCCAAACCATTACGATCTAAGAAACCAATTAAGAAATTACCGCCGTTTCGTAAGAAGAAAAAGTGATGTTGATTAATCAACAAAAACGCGTATAAATACAGTTAAGAATTTTTACGGAAGCGCACATGTCTAACATATTTCAGAACCTAGAACTGCAGGCGTTTCGTGCTGGGATTACTCCAAGAACTAAGGAGTCCCGTGAGTGGTTCAGAAAGAAAATTAAGAATCTTAAGAATATTAATCGCGAGTCTTTGATGAAAGAGGACCCGCTAAAGCAGACGGGTCAAGAGATCGTAGGTAGCATGTACATGTTCTTCTATGATCCGAAGCACAAAGAGACTTTGCCGTTTTACGACACGTTCCCGTTGGTGGTTGTGGTTGGTCCAGCCGAAGGTGGGTTCTATGGTTTGAACCTTCACTACCTGCCTCCGATTCTACGTGCAAAGATGTTAGACGCGTTGATGGACATTACAACGAATAAGAAGTTTAACGACTCAACGCGATTCAAGATGTCGTATGAGTTGTTGGCAAGAACTGCAAAACTGAAGTACTTCAAGCCGTGTTTCAAACACTATCTAAATGAACACGTCAAGAGTAAGTTTGCAATGGTACCCGCGCCAGAGTGGGAGATCGCAACGTTCTTACCAACCGCGAAGTTCGAGAAAGCAAGTATCAACGCAGTCTATAAAGACTCCAGACAGAAGATATCAGACTAATGGCAGGCATAGAAGAATTAAAAAGCAAGTTGATCTCCAGAGGCGGTATGGCTATGAACAACCAGTTTTTAGTCGAATTGCCAAGAATAAGTTTAGATGAAGATGGATCTATTAAAGCCTCCGATGATGATGCTCGCGGGTTAAATGTATTGTGTAAAGAGGTCTCTTTGCCAGGAAAACAAATTCTAACGCTCGATCGACAAGTAGGATTGTATCAAGAAAAGATTGCAAACGGATTCGCCACAGAAGATGTGTCGATGACATTTTATGTACCAAACGATTATGGTCCGAAAAAATACTTCGACAAATGGAGATCTGCGATTATTGGAGAAAATGGTTATGGTGTTGTCGGGTACAAAAAGGACTATGTAAAAGATATTGTTATACGTCAATTGAAAAAACCTGTGGCTAGATTTGGGTTTGATCTTGGTCCACTTGATATTAATTTTGATGTTTTGGGAAAATCTATATACAGTGTTAAATTAATAGACGCTTTCCCAACGTCTCTTTCTAGCATTCAACTATCAAACGATGCTGATCAAATTGTAGAGTTCAATGTTCAATTTTCTTATACAAATTGGGAAGTAGTTGAAAATGAATATGAAGGATTGCTTCCTAGTATAGGTTTCAATCTTGGTGGTTTAATTTAAATTATAGGATAGATTATGGCATTACCAAAACTTAACTCGGCACCTATGTACGAGATGACAATTCCGTCTACTGGACAGAATGTCACATACCGACCGTTTCTAGTCAAAGAACAGAAGAACTTGTTGATTGCATTCGAAGCCCAGAATCGTAGAGATATTGTTCGCGCAATCGTTCGCACCATAGAATCTTGCATTGAGGACGATCTCGATGGTTCTCTGACTACATTCGATATCGATTACATGTTCACTAAGATACGTGCTAAATCAGTTGGTGAAACCTCGACCATCACAATACCATGTGATAACTGTACAGAAAGAAACGAGGTGTCGGTAGAGTTAGATACTGTGGAAGTAAAAGGAGAAGTTCTCGATCAAGTCATTCAGATAACCGACGATGTATCTGTCAAAATGAAGTATCCCACATACGCAGAGTTTCTGTCAAATCAAAATCTATCTGAAAGTCCAACAATCACGGAAACACTTTTACAGTTAATCATTACGTGCATGGACTCTGTAATAACCGAAGAAGAACACTTCTCCGTTAGAGATGAAACTAATGAAGACATTCAATCATTCCTTGAGTCTATGACTTCAAGTCAGTTCGAAAAGATATCGGAGTTTGCAAATAACATCCCAGCATTGTGTCAAGACGTAGAGTTTACTTGTTCGTCTTGTGGTACTGAGAACAAAAAAACACTGAGAGGCCTCGACGATTTTTTTTAGTAAATCTCTCTCATGAAACGTTGACCAACTATTATCAAGTCAACTTTCAACTAATGAACAATTTCAATTACTCATTAGATGAAGTTGAACACATGATACCTTGGGAGAGAGAAATCTACCTTACATTGTTGGTAGATGATATAAAAGAAAAGAACGAAAGGGCGAAACAAAAAGGATAATAAATGAGCATTCGCACCGTAGCAGACAGAATAAAAAAGCAGAACGAACTGTTAGATGAGTTTACCGAGAAGCTTGATCAAAAATTAGAATATCTAACCGCTGGCGATGTTAGTCCTGAAGAGTATCGTTTGAAGGTTACTGAGGTTGCAGAAAAGATAAAAGCGGTCACACCCGAGCCAGGAGATCTGTCGGAAGAGAAGAAAGAAAAAAAGTTCTATGACGATATGATGCTTACCACTCTGCAACAAATCGCCACAAACACTGGCGGGGGTGCAGGTTCTTCTGGAGGTGGTTCAAGTTCTAGCGGCGGTGGCGGTATGCTTGCGGGAGCTCTTGCTGGCGGTCTTGGCATGGGTATGAAACTATTCGCAGGACTTGCAGGTCTGGGTTTTGGTATCGCTGGATTCTTCACAGGTCTTTCCCTAGGTGATAAAGCACAAGCACTTATTAACACTGATATGGAGGCGACCAAGAAAAACATGATCGCCCTAGGTGAGGCATTTGCAATGACCCCTACAAAGGGTCTTCTTGCGATGGGTGTTGCGGCTGCAATTGGCGCAAAGTTCGGTAGTATAAAAGGCGCAATGGGAATGACATTCTTCGGTTTGGGATTGTCTGGATTCTTTACGGGTCTTGCATTAGGAGACAAAGGCGCTTCTCTCCTCGATATTGATGGCGCAGGTCTCGCGACTATAATGGGATCACTCGCCTCTGGTCTTAATTCATTCTCAGGAAAATCATTAGTTGCATTAGGCGGACTATTCGCACTGTCTAGGATATTGGGTCCAAGTTCGGCATTTCTTTTGCCTGCTATGGGGGTTGGTCTTGCAGGGTTCTTTACTGCACTCGCAGGAATAGGTGACGGTGCGGCAGCATTAGGAATTGACGGTAGCGGACTAGTTCCAATGTTAAGCAACATAGCCGAGGGGTTGGGACCTCTATCTGAATTAAACGGTGGTAATCTTATTGCTGTAGGCGCGGGCATTACAGCATTAGCTGGGGGAATGGCCTTACTTCTAGGTGCCGATTGGATCAGCAGTATTGGCGATTGGGTAGGAAGTTTATTCGGTAAAGACGACGAAGACGATATCTTTGCACGAACAGCAAAATCCGTTTCAAAATTGAATGATATCGATGTTGATTCTGCAAAACTGGAAAGTGTAGGTGCAGCCGCAGAAACTTTTGGTAAGCTCGCAGGCGCATTGGACACACTTCAGAACGTTGATATGAAGGACATCAAGAAACGTTTGATATCCCTTGGTGATGTAGTCGCATTCTCAATACCAATGTTTGATGCCATGGAGAATGGTGGTGTGATCGGTGAGAAGTATTTCGATGGTCGTAAGGAAATGAGATTCGAAAACGCCAAAGGCGAAGCTATGGGATTAAAAGATATCTCTATGGAATCTATTCAGAAAATAGGACTGGTATCTCAAGGAACATCTTTGTCAAGTAGTGTCGGATCAGATTCTTCTATGGGATTCTCTTCAACTTCTTCTAATAACATGTCTACATTGATCCGCGAGAATAACGAGACCAAGAATAATGCGCCAGTTGTCATCATGGACAACTCTCAGAACAGCACGGTCTCTGGTGGTGGAGGAGGAGGTATAGTGACAGGCCCCATCTCTTATCACGACAACTTAGATCCATATTTGGTGACACGCAGATAAGAAAAAGGGGACCGAAGTCCCCTCACTTTTACTTCAACTGAGTTTCAATCTCAGCCATAATCCTCGACTTACTCCAAGACTTACGAACAACAATATCGTTCAGTTCAGCAGATTCAAGTAACTCTGCCTTGGTCATAGAATTAAGTTCTGAAACAAGATCCGGTACTTCTGGAGAAGGTGAAATGCCACCTCCTCCATTAGTCTTCTCAGGTTTACTTGAGACTGATCGATAAATCAAACCAGCCGCGACTAGTACTGCAAGCACTAGAATGATGGTGTTTGCGTCCATTGATTAATCCTCCGCTGCCATTTGTGCGAAGTACGACAGAGTGTCGTCTTCTTCGGTCGCGACCGCTGCAGAGGCAGGGGCAGGAGCGGTTACGATTGTTGGTTCATCTGCTGTCGCGAACGGTGCAGCTTCTGCAGTTTGTGCAAGTGCTTCATTCTTAACAGTAGAACCCGCACCCGTCGCAAGACCAAGTACAGTCTCCAACTTCGCTTTCAGTTCATCATAAGATTTGAACCAGTTCGCGTCATGTGCGTTAGGGTAGTTAGGAACTACAAACTCATTCAGGTCATACAAAGAGTTGTATACTGCTTCGAGTTGTGTTTCGTCACCGTTCAAGAACTGAGATGTACTTTTGAAGTCAGACTTATCATAGTTGCGATAACCCGCGACGTTGCGGATCTTCAGCTCAAAGTCTGCACCACCCCAGAAGTCAAACGGGTTGACTGGCTCTTCGCCAGGAAATTCGGGTTGCATCTGATCCATAATTTTATCAAAGATCTTCTTGCCGAACTCATAGATGAACACTTTGCCGTTGTTCGCAGGGTTCGCAGGATCGTTGATCACTTGGATGTTAGTGACATAGTGTAGACGACGCTTCTGTCGACGTGCAGTCTCTTTGTCTTCTTCGATGCCTGAGTTCCACAGACGGGAGTTCAACTCACCGACTGGATCATTTTGACCAAGAGTCGTGAGTGATCGCTCGATGTACCACTGACCAGTTGGTCCCTTAAACGCGTGATCCCAGTAACGTACCCACGGAAGATCTTGTCCTTCAGTGGCAGGAAGAAAACGAATGATAGCATAGCCGTTGCCCTGTTCATCAACAGTTGGCTTCCACTTTCGGTCGTCTTGGTATTTGTTGGTGTTGGTTGTCTGACCTGACGCTTCGGTCGCGGCAGTGACAAGTTTAGAGATGTCCATAGATCTGGACTTTAAATTTGCAAAAGACATAATATGTACCTTGTATAAACTAAAATATAAACTTAAGTATGAATTGCCTCTAGGGCTCTTCTATTTATACGTCTAGTGTGTTCTGCTTGGGTAAGAAATGTAACTGTCTCGCCTCGGCTTCAAGATGCTCAACTATAGTCGGAGATAGGTACTTCTTGATATCTTCCAACTCTAGTCCGTTCTCTTCACACAGATGTACTATAGCGTCCATATAGGACTGTTTGTTTCTATACACGAAACTCTCGATCATTGCCGAGAAAGATTTTTTGGTTAGGAACTTCTCTTCAGTTTGTTCATCCATCGAGTACCTCAACTTGCGTGACGTTTTCCACACGGAAAGATCGCCATGCTTGCTTATCGATAGCGAACGCACGTATCACTGAGTTGTTCACAGCCAATGCAGCCGCAGTCTCACCCTGTTCACGCGTAGGTAATAACTCAGGTAATAGAGTGCAGGGCATTATGCGTTCTTCTCCATTCACCTTCGTAAACGTGACCTGTAGGATGTTAGACTTTAACTGTTCAACGATATTATCGTATGACATTACTGCCTCCTTAGAATCGTTCGAACTCATCACTCTCTTCGCCTTCTTCACCAACATCTGCGTGAACGGCTTCGAGAAACTCTTCACTCTGATCAAGAACTGCAATCGTGTGTTCGAACGCTTCAAGGGTTGCGATCACATTTTGACGTTTCTCATCTTCTTCAGGTAGTTCTGCGAACTCCTTAATGAAGGTGTCTAGAGTGTCTAGATACGCAATACGCATATACTCACGTGTAATGAGTTCTACATCATTGCGAGGGTATTGACCTAAGTCAATAAGATTTTCAGGTAGGGACATTAATTCCACTCCTCGTACTGGTTTGCTTCATATACTTCAGAGTAATGAGTATTGACAAACTTGGTCTCATCACCCCAACGTACATCCGACTTATAGTCTTGACGATCAAGACGTTCTACTTCATCAGCGAGACGCTTATTTGCCGCACTGATTTTGCCACGCTTCTGAATCTTAAGTGCAGCTGCACGAATCATTGCGTAACGTTCTTCTTTCGAAATTGACATCTATTATACTCCAAAAAACTCTTGTTGTCAAGAGTGTTCATTGTTAGGATAGAGGCGATCTTCGGGATAGCCTCGTTTCTTAACCTCTTTCTTACGATCGAGGTGGGTAGATGGCCGATTGAACTTCGGTGAGTGTTTCGCCACCGGATTCGACCGACTGGTAGATTTCTTCTTCATACCTATATGCCTCCTCTTCCCACGGATGTTCTGTGTAAGGAAGATTTTTATACTCGATACCATCGAATATATGATTATACGACAACATACCGTTTTCGTCAAGTGTAAGACCTATGTGAATAAGTCGCCCTGTCAGAATCTGAACAGCATGAACCATCTCGTGAGCGATATTAATCTTTAACGATTGATCATCTTGATCGTATGTCGAGAAACGAATATCAACTCGATCTTCGTCACCATCTGTCTCGCCCGAAAAATTGCCGATCATTTCATCTTCGAACACAATTTTTACATAACCCCCCAGACGATTAATTCCGATTGACTCTGCACAACGAAAGACATAATCAGAAATCTCAAAACTAGGGGCGTTTTCTACAATAACATTTTCGGCAACCATACTTATTCCTTAATGAACTGTTACTTCGGGAATGACTTCATCGAATGCTTCAAGTAGATCAATCTCATCTTGGATTGCCTCTCGAATCTCAATTTCACTCATACCAATGGCTTCCATACTAGAAACCGCCATCTCAGGTGAAATCATATCATCAATCACCGAATCAAAAAGATCCCGAAGATACTCTCCCACTTCACCACGCGCATACCATTCTGTCATTGCTTTGACTCCACTAATCTATTGTCACGAAACTCAAACCCCTCAGGGGCGCTTAACTTACCAAGTAACCACCAGTCTTCTGCCTTCATAGTAGGCACAAACTGACCGTGTTCATCTTGGAATTGCTTACCCATCTTATTGTACTCATTCAAGTACTTGACGGCGTCTAACACGACTTCGAACTCTCGAACATCAAGATGGTTATTTAACTTAGGCTTTGCTGTAAACATTACTCCTCTCCTTTCATTTCGTGGCGGTACTCTCTCCGCAACCACCACTTATACATTCCAAAATACTCTTTCGAGTCATACATGGGGTTCCGACCTGTGAGACTCTCGATCTCCTCGCAGTGTTGGAACCACTTCTCAGTGCACCAGTGACGAAAGTTCATTACGCGTACCAACTGCGGTAGAACTCTTTGCCTTCTTCGGCAAGACTTGCACTTCGTACATCGTCAATGTTGATGTACTTACCAGTGATTCGCTTCTTGAACTCATCACCGATGAACTCATCCTTGACGGGGACAACACGATCACTCATGAAACCTTCAGAACCCTCAACAGAGGCAACCGCGATCTCACGCAGAGTGACAGTCGCACCCTTCTTGGCGACAACTTGGTAGGCATCGATGTTGGTCTGTTCCCAACCCCAAGACGCGACGTAGATGTCACCCTCTTTGACAGACTCAAGGGCAGCAACCTTAGCGGCGGCACGAGCGATCTTGCGTTCTTCCTTCCACTGGTCGGCACGTTCGAGACCCGCAAGGAACTCTTCAACGTGTTCGATCATGCGAGCAACACTACCGTATCGGTAAGCGAACTCAGTCTTGTAACCCAAACGGGCGCGTTTACTAGGACGCTTACAAACTGCAGTGATCTTGGCTTCGTCGATCTCCAACTCAAGACCACGCGCTTCGTACTTCTCAATCAATGTTTTCATAATCAACTCTCTCAACTCAATTTACACAGGTATTATATCAAATTCTGGAAGATTGTCAACACTTTTTTGAAACTTTTTTATGTTAATTTTTCACAATAAATGGGTTGGATCTTTCGTTCAACAATCTCCATTGCACAGGGATCACTTGCAAAGACATTCCATGTTCCATCGTATTGACTGGCGATAGTAATCTCAAAGTCTTCTCCGTAGATGTCGTACGCTTCGAACTTGAACTCGTAGAAGATGTTAGGTTCTCCTAGAACCTCAACCAACTTTTCGTAGGACACATCAATGTATCCTTGTAAACAACTCATAACAACCTCTTAGTAAAGAGTGAGGGGGAGAAGCAGTGAACAAAGTTCCTATTCTGACTCCAGATGTCTCAGAGAGACAAACAGTGAACCCGAAGGCTCCTAGTCGAGAGACCAGATCTCCCCAACTCACAATACATATTATACTTGATTTGAAAATAAAGTCAAGTACTTTTTTAGATTATTTTGGAATAACCATATTATTTAATGGAGCGCGTTGCGCAGCTCGTAACCA